GAGGATCGAGACAAAAGTCCTGTCCGGTTTGTCCCCCGTGCTATGTTTTATTGACGGTGGCTAAAGATGCCTAATCAGTTTTCGTCTGGCAAGTTTGCAATCGCGCAGTGTGATCGCTGTGGGTTTCGATTCAAGTTAAAACAACTGAAGTCGCTGACGATTAAGACTAAGCAGGTAAACATCCTCGTATGCAACGAGTGTTGGGAACAAGATCAACCGCAATTAAGTCTTGGTCTTTATCCTGTTAACGATCCACAGGCCGTTCGCAACCCCCGTCCGGATATCGGATACCAAGTAGGTGGGGTTGGATCTGATGGGCAGTTGACTGGTGGTAGCAGGGTAATTCAATGGGGCTGGGCTCCAGTCGGTGGTGCAAGGGATGGTGGATTAACGCCAAATAACCTACAATTGACAATAACGCTAGGCACCGTATCGGTTGCCACTCTATAGGAGTAAATCATGGCTTACAAACGTGGCGCAGACGGCATTACCAAGAAGGGCAAAACGGATGTCAAAGTGTTCCCTAATTCTGGCCCTGCTAAAGGCGCTAAGATGGGCGGCAAGAAGTCTGCTGGTGTGTCTACCGACCAGATGAAAGCGATGGGTCGTGGTCTGGCTAAAGTCGCCAACCGGTTGAGATGAAAGTCTACGGAAAAACCAAACCGGGCCCCGTTCCGACCCGCAAAGAGAAAGATCCCAATATGCTTTCTGCCCGAGAGACGACCAACAAGGATTCAGCCGCCCGTGTGTCTGCTGGTGATCCAGCCCGTCCTGATGTTAAGAAAGACGGCATCAAGATCCGTGGTACGGGCGCAGCTACCAAAGGCATCATGGCTCGTGGGCCAATGGCGTAATAGACGATGAACTACGCAGAACTTCGGCAGCGGATTATTGATTTTGCGGAAAGCGATGAACAGCTCTTCCAAGACAATATCCCTGCGTTCGTCCGAACAGCGGAACAGAAGATCTACAACTCTGTTCAGATCCAGTATCTGCGTAAGAACGTCACCGGGTCGGTTACGCCAAACAATCGTTACCTGTCTGCTCCGTTGGACTTCCTGTCGGTGTATTCGCTGGCAGTGATCAAGCCAAACGGCGAGTATGAGTACCTGCTGAACAAAGATGTTAACTTCATCAGGCAGGCGTACCCCTCTCCAACGGACACGGGAGTGCCTAAATACTACGCCATTTTTGGGCCGACGACTACGGCGGATAACCCTCCGCTTTTGACCAACGAGCTTTCGTTTGTGCTTGGCCCCACGCCAAACGCCAACTACCAGATGGAGTTGCATTACTTCTTCATCCCTGAGTCGATTGTGACCGCAGGCACGACGTGGTTGGGCGATAACTTTGACTCCGCGCTGTTCTACGGTGCGATGCGTGAGGCGTCGATCTTCCAGCGTATGGAGCAGGATGTGGTTGCCAACTACGAGCAGAAGTACAACGAGGCGATGACGTTGCTGAAGCAATTGGGCGAGGCCAAACAACGCCAAGATTCTTATCGCTCCGGGCAAGTCCGGTATCCGGTGGGTTGATCATGGCGTTTACTGGAAACTTCACCTGCAACGTCTTTAAGACCGCCCTGCTGAACGGGGATGTGGATTTTTCGTCCGGCACGTATTACATCGCGCTGTATACAAACAACGCCACGCTGGATGCGACTACCACTGCGTACACCACAGTCGGTGAAGCGGCGGGGTTTGGCTACACCCCCGGCGGTCAATTGTTGACTTCAACGGTGGCAGCGCAAGACGGTGTGTCGTATGTGACGTTTGCGAACGTTTCTTGGGCAGGTGTTCTGACAGCTCGTGGTGCGCTGATCTACAAACCCGGGGATGACGGTGCGGTATGTGTTTTGGATTTTGGTGCTGACAGGACTTCATCCACGAGTTTCACGGTGGAGTTTCCCCCGGCAACGAGCGGTACGGCGATTCTACGCATTCAATAGGAGTTAATGATGATTAACAGTAAAGCAAAAGCCGGTGATGCGTTGGGCGCTTCCGTGGCTTCAAATGGTGGCACACAGGACGGCATCAAAGCTGGCGGTGTGTTCACGATCCAGTGTTTTGATAAAGACGGCAATCTGAAGTGGGAAGATAGCGTTCATAACCTCGTGGTCAACGTTGGCCTTAAGGACATGAACGACAAGTACTTCTTGGGCTCTACTTACACGGCTACGTGGTACATCGGCATTTATGGCGCAGCATCAAGCAATAACCCCGCTGCGGGTGACACGATGGCGTCCCACGGTGGCTGGACGGAAGTGACGGCGTATAGCCAAGCGACTCGCCCACAGGCGGTGTTTTCCGCTGCCACCACGGCTGATCCTTCGGTGATCACGAACGCTTCGTCTCCTGCGGTATTTAGCATCAACGGCACGACCGTTGTGGGCGGTGCGTTTTTGACGAGCAATAACACCAAAGGTGGCACGACTGGCATTCTGTTCTCAGCGGCAGACTTTCAAGCTCCCGGTGATCGTTCGTTGGTTAACGGCGATACGGTGCAGGTCACGTACACATTCTCACTTGACGCAGCCTAAGGAGTAGACGATGGCAACGAAATTTACCAAGGGTCAGCAAGTCAAGGTTAACGCTGTGATCCCTACCGGCCCGGTTGAGAAGCTTCGCATGGACGAGGACGGCAGTGTGTATTGCCTGATTAGCTGGACGGATGAAAACGGCAACGCCCAGCAGCGTTGGTTTGCCGAGAGCGATTTAGTCGAGGCGTAATGTTTTGCGGCTCAGGCTTCTCTGATGTTCCATTCGCATCCGCACCGGGCTTTGTTTATGGTGTGGCTGTAGCAGAGTCGTCTGTAGCCTCCGAGTCCTTCTCCTCTATTGTTGTTAACGTTGCGGCTATCTCAGAGACTGCAACCGCATTGGATCTCACGTCCAATACCGTTTTCGTTCTGGCGGCTCTTTCTGAACTTGCCACGGCGATAGACGCCCCGTCTGCTACCGTTATTCAGCCAGCTTCGTTCGCTGATTCTGCGTCCATTTCCGATCAGGTTGCGGGGCAGGTGATCTTCAGCACTTCCGTCAGTGAATCTGCTGTGTGCAGTGATGTTGTATTCCCCGCCTATATTTTCCCGGGCACGATACTTGAGTCCGCCACAGGCGAAGACGAAACCAAGATGGGGACAAACTACAACTCCAGCGTTGCAGAAACCGCCTCCGGGCTGGATGCCCCATCGTCGAACTTCTTCGTTAATGCTGCGGTGCAAGAATTGGCCAGCATATCGGATACAGTCAGCGGTGTGAGGGCGTTTGTCGGGCTGATTAACGAGCTTGGGGTGGTCAACGGCACGACGTCTGCCAAGATGACGGCGGCAGTCAATATCAGCGAGACCACACAGGCACGAGATGCGTTTGTTACGTCGGTCAATGTACTGGCAGCGGTACAAGAAGGGGTGCAGATTGCTGACACGGTGTTGGCACGGACGCTTTGGGAGCCGATTAACACGGCGGATGGCGCGAACTGGCAAACAATCACTACCACCCCCGTACAGCTTGTCGTTACAATTGGTGGAGGCTTCTCTGCCGGTGCAATCTCCAGTGGCCCCTTCTCTGCGCTGGGTGGCGTGACAACCATCATACCGATTACAGACATTTGGACTACAGGCGGCAACACCCAGACAACGGACTGGGAATTGGTCGATACCATTAATTAAGGAAACATCATGGCATTAGTCGTCAAAGATCGGGTTCGAGTATCCAGTACCACAGCAGGTACAGGTGCATTGACGCTTGGCGCAGCGATTACCGGTTTTCAGGATTTTTCAGTCATTGGAAACGGCAACACCACGTACTATACGATTGTTGACCCCACCACTGGTGCATGGGAAGTAGGTATCGGCACGTACAACTCCACCGGCCCTACGCTGTCTCGTGACACGGTGCTTGAGTCTAGTAACGCAGGATCGCTGGTCAGTTTCGCAAGCAACCCCAAAGACGTATTCGTAACCTATCCAGCCGAACGCTCAGTTTATGTAGACAACACGGCGATTGTTCCTGCAACGTCAGCAAGGCTAGGGTATGCAAACCTGACTCAAGGATCTGCGCTTTCTGTTCTTGGGGTGACGGGTAATGCCGCTGCCAACGTGGCTAGTATTGCTGCTGCGAGTGATCATCAGGTGTTGCGTCGCAACGGCACTGGAGTGGCTTTCGGTGCGGTTAACTTGGGGCAGGCTAACGCTATCACAGGAACCCTTCCGATTGGAAACGGTGGCACCGGACTAACTGCGACGCCCACCAATGGTCAGATTGATATTGGTAACGGCACGGGGTTTACACGCACCACGATCAGTGCTGGTACAGCTATCAGTGTCACGAACGGCGCAGGTAGTATTTCGATTGCCAACACTGGGGTTACGTCTCTTACGGGTACGGCGAGCCAAGTTACGGTATCCGCTTCTACTGGCGGGGTGACACTCTCCCTTCCGGCGACTATCAACGTCAATACCACTGGAAACGCAGCTAACGTGACAGGCACGGTGGCGATTGCAAACGGCGGTACGGGGGCAACTACAGCGGCAAATGCTAGGACAGGCCTTGGTGCTACGACAGTCGGTGGGAACTTATTCACGCTGGTTAACCCGTCAGCCGTTACATTCCCAAGATTTAACGCAGACAATACGGTATCTGCACTGAGCGCAGCGGATTTTAGGACGGCTATCGGGGCGGGCACCGGCACGGTAACTTCGGTTACAGGCACCTCTCCCGTTGCGTCAAGCGGCGGTACTACACCTGCAATCAGCCTATCCTCTGGTTATGGTGACACCCAAAACCCCTACGCATCCAAGACGGCGAACAACTTTCTTGCTGCGCCTAACGGAACTGCTGGTGTTCCAACTTTCCGCGCAATTGTTGCGGCAGATATCCCAACGCTTAACCAGAACACGACTGGCTCTGCTGCAACGCTTACCACGACCAGAACGCTATGGGGTCAGAACTTTAACGGCTCGGCTAACGTCACTGGTAACTTGACGAGTGTTGGCAACATCACTGGCACCGGTGCGGTTACGCTCACTGCTACTGCTGGTACGCTTGCTCTTGCGGCTACTGACGGATCTGTGTCGTTTAGGACTAGCGGCTTTGACCGAGCTCTCATCGACCATAACGGGCATTTCTTGCTTGGTCGCACTTCTTATGTGGCATACGCAGATGGAACCTCATTGCTCCCAAGCGGGGTGGTGTCTCTTGGTCGGAGCGGCACCGCTTCAGGCGCTGGCTATATATTGTTCGGGCTCGCTGGCGCCGG